AGATATACCAGAATCAAATACTCCTATTAAACATAATATTGGTTTAATGTTTTCAGGTGTAGATCAATCTTTAATTTCTACTTGTTTAAGTAACGATGTGCTTGGAAGTGAAATAAAAGTTTATCGAGGTGTAATAAGTGGAACGACTTGTATTGCTGATCCTTTTTTATTATTTCATGGACATTTAGCAGATTTTCAAATTAACGATGCTGGAACTGGTGCAACTTTAGGAATGACAGTTACCAGTCATTTTGGAAATTATGAAAAAATAAATGGAAGAACAACATCAGATATATCTCAAAAAAGATTTTTTTCAGCTGATAAAGGTTTTGAATTTTCAGCTTTAACAATAAGAGATATTAGATGGGGTAGAAAATAATGGGTATAATTAGTAAAGCAATTAGTTGGGCAACAGGTACAGCCGCAAAAGCGGCACCAATATTAAAGTTTTTTAAAAAGTGGAGTCCTTGGCTAACTTATATTCAAATAGGAATACAAGTTATTTCTTGGTTAAGAAAACCAGATATTCCTGACTCTCCAACGATGGAGAATATACCAGAACAAAATGCAAAAGGTATTTTAGTTAATAAGACTTCTTCAAATGCACCATTACCAGTTATTTATGGTCAACGCAAAGTTGGTGGAACAGCAGTCTTCATTGAAACTTCTGGTGCAACGAATGAACATCTTTATATGATAATGGCTTTATGTGAGGGTGGAATTGAGTCTTGCGAAAAAATTTATATTGATGATAAAGAAGTTACTTGGTCAGGTGCTTTAGGCGATGGAACAGAAAGAACAGTTAATAGTTCTGATTCAAATTTTTATAAAGCTGATCCAACAGTAGATGGTGCAAGTGCTGAATCAACAATTTCAGTTACTTGGTATGATGGAGATGATGACCAGAGTTATAATTCAACAGTCGGTGCTTTAACGTCTTGGACATCGAACCACCGCTTACGTGGAATCAGTTATCTGGCTTTAAAGTTTAAATGGAATCAGGATTGTTTTGGTGGAATACCAAATGTTAAAGCACTCATAAAAGGAAGAAAAGTTTATGATCCTAATTTAGATGGAACTAATACAGGTGGTACTGGTTCTCATAGAGAAGATACAGTTTCAACTTGGGCATACTCTGATAATCCTGTTTTATGTACTTTAGATTATATGCGTAATGCAAGATTTGGAATGGGTATTGCTAATAGTTTTTTTGATGGAGATTATGCTGATTGGCAAACTGCGGCAGATGTATGCGATGTTGATGTAACTCCTTATGGTTCTGCTACCGCTATTGATATAATGGATATGAATGCAGTTATAGATACTAAACAGAAATGTATTGATAATTTAAAAACAATGGTAACAGGATTTAGAGGTTATCTAAATTATTCAAATGGAGAATATAAAGTTTTAGCAGAATCAACAGGAAGTGCGGCAATTAGTTTAACTGAAGATAATATCATAGGCGGTATTCAAGTATCAAGTCAGGATAGAAATTCAAGATTTAATAGAGTTATTGTTACATTTGTTAATCCTGATAAAAATTATCAAGCTGATGAAGTACAATGGCCTGAAGTGGACGATAGTGGATATACGTCAGCAGATCGTCACGCAACTATGAAGACAGCAGATGGTGGTTTTCTTCAAGAGGGACGTTTTGATTTTCCTACTATTACATCATATTATCAAGCGTTAGAATTAGCAGAAGTAATTTGTAGAAGATCAAGAAATAATCTTAATGTTGCTTTAAGATGTGATGCGACAGGATTAGATTTAATGGTTGGAGAAATTGTAAATATAACTCACGCAACTCCAGCTTTTTCTGCAAAGACATTTAGAGTTCAAGGTATGCAAGTGAATGCCGACCTGACTACTGAATTACAGCTTACAGAATACCAAGCGGCATTTTATACTTGGGCAACAAAGACACAAGCGGCTACAATACCAGATACTACTTTACCAAATCCTTATTCTGTTACTGCTCCAGCTTCCGTTACGCTTACCGATGAAATGATTGAATATTCGGACGGAGTTGTAATCACTCGACTCAATATTGTTGTAGGTGCAAGTACAGATAAGTTTAGACAATACTATCAAGTGGAAACTAAAAAAACTTCTGAAAGTGATTTTAAAGTTTTAACAAAAGGTGTAAGTGCTGTTTTAAATTATGAACAATTAAATGTAGTAGATGGAGTTGAATATTCAGTTCGAGTTAAATGTATTAATTCTATTGGCGTTTCAAGTGCTTATGCAACAGCAACAAGAACAATTATAGGTGCTACTGAAACTCCAAATGATGTAACAGATTTATCTGTTAGTATGGTGGGTTCAAATCAAATGGAATTAACTTGGACTCCTGTTTCAGATTTGGATATTTCTTGGTATGAGATAAGATACCAAAACGTAACAAGTGGTGCAACTTGGAACGCAAGTACACCATTAACAAAAGTAACAAGAAGAAAATCCGATAGTGTAACAGTTAATTCTTTATCAGATGTAGCAATACTTATAAAAGCAGTTGATAAATTAGGAAATAGTAGTGCAAATGAAAATATAATTTATACTAATATTTCAGGACTACAATATTATAGTAACCAAGCAACTTATTCGGAATAAATATGGCAAATTTTTTAGGAACAAGAGATAGTACAGTAGCAACAAGTTTTGATAATGCTGATCGTTTAGTTTTAGTATTAGACACTATAACACAAGTAGATGATTTAGTAGGCAACTTTGATTCAGCAGAGGGAAATTTTGATTTAGGTGGAACAGACGCAACATCAAATCCAAATTATTATACAGCAAACATTCAATCAAGTGGTTATTATTATTATAGCAACACTTTAACGCTTGATTCTATATACGATGCGACTTTTACTATTGTTAATGGAATGACTACTGAAAATGAATATGATTTATTTGATAGTGGTCGTAATGCTGGTGCAAGTGGAAATTTTGATGATGCTAACGCACCTTTTGATGGAAGCTGGGAAGTTCAAGCAAGTGCAGAAGTTCAGGTAGGTTCTTCAACTTCTAGTTTGGGTGCTATAACTACCTATCAAAAAATTGCACAACAAACGACAATTAAAGGAAGATATTTTAAATTTAGAGTTAAATTAAGTAATGAAGATAATAAAACAAAACCTAAAATTCATACCTTATCTTATACATTGGCTTTAGAAAAAAGGTCTGAATCAGATCAAGATGTAGTTTCAGGAACAGGCACAAAAGCGATTACATATACCAATGCTTTCTATGCCGCACCTAGCGTTGGTATATCAGCACAAGGTCTTGCTACTGGAGATTTTTATTCTATCACGTCAAAAACCAAAACTGGATTTACAATACAATTTTTAAATAGTAGTGGTAGTGGTATATCAAGGACTTTTGACTGGAGTGCTTATGGCTTCGGTTTAAAGAGTACATAGCCGACTTGCAGTAGGTATAAAAATATTATAAACAAATAAAATAAGGAATAAAAAATTATGTCACAAGCCACAGATTATACTTTAGCGAATCAGTCATTTGCTAATCTTCGTGCAGAATTAAATACGATATTAGGTGCTGTTAATTCACTTAATTCAGGAACGTCAGCACCAGATTCAAAAGTAGCTGGGACTTTATGGTTGGACACAACAACAGCAACGGCATGGCAACCAAAAATATATGATGGTGCGGCTTGGATTAATTTACCATTTTATCTTAATACATCAACTAACGATGCTAATTTAACAACATTAGAGGTAACAAGTTTAGTACCAGCAGAAACAGACCCACAGGCTACTGCACTTGCAATAGCTTTAGGATAAATATAAAAGGAAAAAATATATGGCAAACACATTCAAAACAGTTACCTTTGCGGCAGAACCAGCTTCGGCTGGAACACCTTACGTTCATTATACTGTAGCGAGTTCAACAACTACTGTCATTCTTGGTTTAATACTTACTAATATTCATTCTACGGCAGTTACAGTTGAAGTAGAATTAGTTAGTGATACTGCCAATCGTAATGGTGCAAACAATGTAGCAAACGGAACAGCTTTTTTAGTTAAAGATGTTTCTATTCCATCAGGTAGTTCACTTGAATTATTATCAGGTGGAAAAGTTGTAATGGAAACAACAGACGTATTAAGAATAGATTGTTCAGTTGCAGATAAAATTTCAGGCACACTTTCCATAATGGAAATAACATAATAGGAGAATACATTGGCTTATATTGGAACATCTCCACCAGCAACAGCTTTAACAGCTAGTGATATTTCAGACGGAATAATATCAGAAGCTAAAATGGCTAATGATGCAATTAGTTTAACAGAATTAAAAGCTGGAACTGATGGAGAAGTTATTAGCTGGGACGCAAGTGGTAATCCAGTTGCTATTGCAGTTGGAACAAGCGGACATTTTTTAAAATCACAAGGTGCTGGTTCTCAACCAGTATTTGCTGCTGCTAGTGGTGGTTCATTAACATACTTGGCTGGTGTGACAGCATCAAATCAAACAGTTACTTTTGATGGACATTTTACATCTGATTATACGAACTATATTATTTATTATACTAACTGCATACCAGCGGCTGATAATAAAACA